ACATTCACCCGTAGAAACAGATTCTATGATACTGTAAAATTAATCATAGAATGTAATGAAATTGTTTTTGATAAAATTTATGTGTTTCAAAATGAAGATGACCATCACCAATTAATTTGTACTTACAATGTAGAGTACGATGAAAATTTTATAGAAGGAGTACCTGACACTATATCACTCCACAGAAAGAAACAGACAAACACTTTATATACAATCAATGCATTGAATGAAACTATTAGAGAATTGAATAATGGTAAGTTAGATAAGAGTTTTCCAATACCTTGGGAAAGTTATCAAAATAGTTTACTACTGACAAATGAAGAAGGCCTCAATAAAATAAGGACAAGAATTTATACTATAGTAGATGTAAAAACTTGGGATAATACCGAAAAATAAATTGTATTTTTCGGAAGTTCAATAATATATATTATTGATGAAGGTTGTTTTAATAACAACTATGAATTGTAAATTAATAAATAATAATAAGGAGATACAAAATGGATCTAGACGCAATTCGCAAGAAACTCACACAACTACAAACAACAAACACACGGACTTCAAATCTTTGGAAACCCTCACCTGGTAGAACTCAGCTGAGGATTTTACCGTATAAGCACAACAAAGATAATCCGTTTATTGAGTTGTACTTTCATTACGATTTAGGAGATAGGTCTCATTTATCCCCAGTCAGTTTTGGTCGCCCAGACCCGATTGAGGAGTTTGCTGATAAGTTAAAGACAGGTGGTAATAAAGAAGATTACCGACTTGGTAAGAAACTTGAAGCTAAGATGAGAACCTTTACTCCAGTAGTAGTTCGTGGTGAAGAAAGTGAAGGAGTTAAGTTTTGGGGATTTGGTAAGATGGTTTATCAAGAACTACTTTCTATTATAGCTGACCCTGATTATGGTGACATTACTGACCCTGTAAATGGTAGGGATGTTTCTGTAGAGTTCAAGACAGCTGAAGAAACTGGTGCTTCATTTCCTAAGACCACTATTCGTGTAAAACCTAATCAAACACCTCTCACAGACGATTCTTCTTTGTTAGAAAATCTCTTGGATAAACAGATGGATATTCGTGAGATATATCAAGAAAAAACTTATGATGAGTTGACAGAGATATTAAATGATTGGTTAAATCCGTCAGACGAAAATACAGAAGGAAGTGAAGGAGTAGAAGAATCATCTACTGTTACTGAAAATGTAGTATCTGACGCATCAGCTGCATTCGACGAACTATTCAATAAGTAGGTCTGAAAATGACTTCACGAGATGAGTTAGCTAGTATATTAGCTGACAATCTAAATAAACAGTTTAGCGAATCAAAAGTAGCTTACTTTCTTGATGGTACGGATATAACACCTACCGATATAAAGGAGTTTGTGTCCACAGGTTCAACAATGTTGGACTTAGCTATTTCAAATAAAGCGCACGGTGGAATAGCCGTGGGTAGAATCACTGAAATTAATGGCTTAGAATCGAGTGGTAAATCATTACTTGGTGCTCATATCCTGGCAGAGACACAAAGACAGGGTGGGGTAGCAGTATACATAGATACAGAAACTTCTGTAAGTACTGAGTTTTTAGCAGCTATTGGTATTGATGTAAACAACATGCTCTATCTTCATTTGGAGACAGTAGAGGATGTTTTTTCAGCTATAGAGGAGATAGTAGCTAAAGTACGTGAGTCGGATAAGGATAGACTAGTAGCTATACTTGTAGATTCATTAGCTGGAGCTACAACTAAGGTAGAGTTGGAAGGTGACTTTGATAAAGAAGGTTGGGCAACAGCTAAAGCTATCATTATATCAAAAGCTATGAGGAAAATCACACAGATGATTGGTAGAGAGAAGATAGCTCTTGTCTTTACAAATCAGTTAAGACAAAAACTTGGTGTGATGTTTGGTGACCCTTGGACTACAAGTGGTGGCAAAGCTTTACCATTTCACGCGTCAACTCGAATCAGGTTAAAAAATCAACTCGAATCAGGTTAAAAAATCTTGGTCAAATCAAGGATACTGGTAAGAATACAATTGGTATGAAAATCAGAGCTCAAGTAATCAAAAATAGATTAGGACCTCCGATGAGACATGCCGATTTTGATTTGTATTTTGAAACAGGTATTGATGACCCTGGTAGTTGGTTACGAGTATTAAAAGACCACAAGTTAGTTAAAAATAGTGGTGCTTGGTATACTATGGATGACCATACTGGAGAAGAAATCAAATTCCAATCTAAGAATTGGTCAGAAAAATTATCAGATAAAGATTTCAAGAATCACATCTATGATATGATATGTGACACTCTTATTCTGAAATATGACCAAAGCTTTGGAATAGATGATGTAACGGTTACAGTTGACGAAGTAGAAGATGTTTGATGCCCAATGATAGATATATTTCTATACTCGAAGAGATAAAAAGAAAAGGCGGTCAAGTAGATAACGGTGAACCTAATGATAAAGTACTGATAATAGATGGACTGAATACCTTTATAAGAGTATTTAGTGTTTTACCAACTACTAACGCTGATGGAATTCACGTTGGTGGAATAGTTGGTTTTCTTAAGTCAGTTGGTTATTCCATAAAAACGTTAAGACCCACTCGTTGTATCATCGTATTTGATGGTAAGGGTGGGTCTCACCGCCGCCGAAAACTATTTCCTGAGTACAAGAAAAGAAAACGTACATCATATAGAGTAAACCGTGTCGAACAGTTTTCTTCACAAAAAGATGAACGACACAATATGATTCTACAGCTCAAAAGGTGTGTAGAATATTTAAGTTTACTTCCTCTTACGATATTCAGTACTGAAAACATAGAAGCTGACGATGTTATAGCTTATATAACAAAACAGGTACTAACAGAAAGTAAGATTACTATAATGTCTACAGATAAAGATTTCTTACAGTTAGTTAATGAAAGAATTTCTATATGGAATCCTGTTAGAAAAAAGTTATATAATCCCGAAGGCGTCTTAAAAGATTATGAGATAGCACCAAACAATTTTCTATTATATAGAGTATTAGATGGTGACAAATCAGACAATATACCAGGAATACGGGGAGCTGGTATCAAAACAATACAGAAGTATTTTGATTCTGTAATGGAGAGTGAAAATTCGAATGTAAAAGACTTGTTGGTATTAGCAGAACAAAAAAAAGACGAGTTTAAATTATATAAAAATGTATATAATAATAGGGAGCAAGTGTTATTGAACGAGAAGTTGATGCAGTTACATAATGTTAATATATCAGCTTCAACAAAAACAAAAATTGTTAGACAGGTAAATGGTCCTATACAGAGAATGATAAAGTTTAAGTTTCAAAAAATGTTTATGGAAGATAAGTTATATTCTGGTTTACCAAACTTAAACAGTTGGTTGATGACTACTTTTAATAGGTTGAATAGAATGGCAGAGAAGTCTCATGGGTAGAAAACGTATATATTTTACAGAGGACGAAAGAAAAGAAGCACAACGTCGGTGGCAGCTGGAATATTATTATAGAAATAGAGAACGATTGAAGAAAGAAGCTAGAGAAAGATATAGAAAAAAGAATTATCAAATAATGGAAAATGAGAGGGTTAAGAAATTATATGGAGAGTGAGCTAATAAATGACTGATACATTAACAAAGTTTGGTTCTTCATTTCAATCAAAGATTATAATGTCTTTATTGAGTAATAAAGAATTTATACAAACTATATCTGATATTATAGAACCAAGTATTTTTGATTCGGATGCAAATAAGTGGTTGGTTAAATCAATAAAAGATTATTTTATAGAGTATAAAACACCTCCGACTCTTGAAGTGTTAAAAATAAAAGTAGGGGAAATAGAAAATGATATATTAAAAACATCGGTTATAGAGAAATTGAAAGATGCTTGGAATCACAGAGAAGCTACAGATTTGAATTTTGTAAAAAAAGAAGTTTTGACTTTTTGTAAAAATCAGTCATTAAAAGAAGCTATTGTAAAGTCAGTTGACCTGTTACAAAATAAAGAATATGATGAAATTAAAGTAATCATAGATAAAGCGTTAAAAGCAGGGACTACAAAAGATATTGGACACGATTATTTAACTAACTTAGAGGAACGATTAACTAAATCAACAAGAGATACTATTAAAACTTCATGGGATATTATAAATGAAATAATGGATGGTGGTTTGGGTAAGGGAGAACTTGGAGTTATTGTGGCACCAGCAGGTGTGGGTAAAACTTGGTGTTTACAAGCTATCGGAGCGAGTGGGGTAAAACAAGGATTATCAGTAATACATTATACATTAGAATTAAACCAAAGTTATGTGGGTCTTAGGTATGATACAGTTTTTAGTAGAATACCTACAACAAATATAAAATATTATAAAGAAGAAGTTGAAAAGAAAATTAAAAAGCTTAAAGGCAATTTGATAATCAAATATTTTCCAACCAAGTCAATTGGTGTTCAAGGAATAGAAGCTCATTTGAAACAAGTAGAAATACAGGGTATAATTCCAGATTTGGTTATTGTAGATTATGCTGATATATTAAGAGGTGTGGGTACAGAGAGAAGATTTGTTTTAGAAAATGTGTATGAGGATTTAAGGGGATTAGCAGGAGAAGTTGATATTCCTATATGGACAGCTTCACAAGCGAATAGAAGTTCATTAGAAGAAGATATAATTGACGCGACAAAAGTTTCAGAATCATATGCAAAAGTTATGATTGCGGATTTTGTGGTTTCATTATCAAGAAAAGTAGAAGATAAAATAGCGAATACAGCACGACTTCATATAATTAAAAATAGGTTTGGGTTGGATGGAGTTACTTATCCAGCAACTATGAATCCAACTACGGGAGTACTAGATGTGTATGATAACCAATCTGTATATGGTAAGGAGACACAATCTAAGATGGATAATTCCGAAGAATATTTAAGAAAGCAGTTAGCTAACAAATATAATGATATGAATAAAAATGTAGATGGTTTTGAATGATAGATTATAGTATATATTATATTTACTAATGACACAGAAAAACAAATGATTATAATTTAAGGAGATTTGTTATTTATGGATAAGTTTCAGTTGTCAGAAAATTTCATTAATAAATATAAAAGAAAAAAACCACCATTTGGTTTTAACGGTTTAGGTGAATTGGTTTATATGAGAACCTACTCAAGAATTAAAGAGAATGGAAAAAATGAGCAGTGGTGGGAAACAGTTCGTAGAGTTGTAGAGGGAACATATACTATGCAAATGAGTTGGATTAATCAATACCAACTTGGTTGGAATCCTTGGCAAGCACAGCGGTCAGCACAAGAAATGTATGACCGTATTTTTTATATGAAATTTTTACCACCTGGTCGTGGTCTTTGGGCTATGGGAACTCCTATTACAGAAGAAAAGGGTCTGTATGCTGCTTTGAATAACTGTGCATTTGTATCTACATCAACAATTAAAGAAGATTATGCTAAACCATTTTGTTTTTTAATGGATGCTTCAATGTTAGGAGTTGGAGTTGGTTTTGATGTAAAAGGTGCTGGTGAGGTTTTGATTAAAGGTCCTAATTTAGGTAGAACAACTGAAATATATGATATTCCAGATACAAGAGAAGGTTGGGTAGAATCTGTTAGATTGTTGTTAGAGTCATACTTTCACGGTACAACAATAGTTGAGTTTGATTACACAAAGGTACGTCCTGAAGGAGAACCAATCAAAGGTTTTGGTGGGGTATCCAGCGGACATGAACCTCTAAAAGAGGTACATGAAACTGTACGACAGGTATTGGATGAAAATATCGGTTCGCCTATTTCTATAACAGCTATTGTTGATATTATGAACTTAATAGGAAAATGTGTAGTAGCTGGTAATGTCCGTAGAACAGCTGAGATTGTATTTGGTGACCCATTTGATGAAGAATATTTAGATTTAAAAAATTATAAAGTAAATAAACATAGAGAAACTTATGGTTGGACTTCAAATAATTCAATATTTGCTGAAATTGGTATGGATTATAATGATGTATGTAAAAGAATAAATGGTAATGGAGAACCTGGTTTCGCTTGGTTAGAAAATATGAGGGGTTATTCCCGTATGAAGAACGGTGCAGATCACAAAGACCATAGAGTAGCTGGTGGTAATCCTTGTCTGGAACAAAGTTTGGAGTCCTATGAACTTTGTTGTCTTGTAGAAACATTTCCAGTTAATCATAAGAATTTAGAAGATTATAATAGAACATTAAAATATGCTTATCTCTACGCTAAGACAGTAACACTTGGTAAAACACATTGGCCTGACACCAACAGAGTTATGTTGAGAAATCGTAGAATCGGATGTAGTGTGAGTGGAGTAGCTCAGTTTATAAGTAAAAACGGATTAGAAGAGTTGAGGTCATGGTTAGAAAGTGGTTATGACACAATACAGGGTTGGGACAAAATGTATTCAGATTGGTTAGCAGTACCACGTTCTATTAAAACTACATCAGTAAAACCGAGTGGTACAGTTTCATTGTTAGTAGGAGCTACACCTGGTATGCACTATCCTGAGAGTCGTTTTTACATACGTAGAATGAGATTGTCTAAACATAGTTCCTTGATTGAACCATTAAAAAAAGCAGGATATAAAATAGAACCAGCCTTTGGTTCAGAAGATACTACAATGGTGGTAGAAGTACCAGTAGATGTAGGTGAGGGTGTAAGAACAGCTAATGAACTTACAATATGGGAACAATTCAGTTTAGCCGCATTCTTACAACGACATTGGGCAGACAACCAAGTTAGTTGTACAGTTACATTTGACCCAGAAACAGAAGGAGACCAATTACCAAATGTGTTGAATTATTTTCAGTATCATTTGAAAGGTATTTCTTTATTACCTAGGTCAAATGGTGGTGCATATAAACAGATGCCTTATGAAGCTATTGATGAAAAGACATATAAGAAGATAGTTAAAGGATTAGGATTTTTGTCGTTTAGACAAATAGAAGGTAATGAAGCTGTTGTAGATAAATTTTGTAATAATGATGTGTGTGAATTACCAGGAGAAGTATTACAAAAAAGTTCTTGACTTTCTCGTGAAATTTTAGTATATTAAGGTTATAATAATGTATCAAAATATTCATTTTGACCCATATAAAAAACAAATACATCTTTGGGATGATGAAAAGGGACATATAGTTTTCCCTTATAAAAAATATGCTTATGTAAAGAATAGTAATGGTGATTCTGTTTCTTTGTATGGTGATAAAGTAAAAAAGGTATATAGGTGGGATGACGACCAACCTAATTTATTTGAATCCGATATAAATCCTGATATGAGAGTATTGGTTGATATGTATACAGATTCCGATGATATTTCTATAGGTCATAGAAAGATGTATTTTGATATTGAGGTGGAAGTTACTGAAGGTTTTCCAGATCCGAAAAAAGCTGATAATAAAATATACTCTATCGCGGTGTATGATGACGTAACTGATGAGTATTTTTGTTATGTTCTCGGTGAAGGTAAGGACAACTATAATACTAATAATATATTTGTAGAATTCTTCTCCAGAGAATCAGCTCTACTAAACAGTTTTTTTGTAAAATATAATGAAATAAAACCGACAATTATAAGTGGATGGAATGTAGATGGATTTGATGTACCATACTTGTATAATAGAACAGTAAAAGTTCTCGGTAAAGATATAGCCAATATGCTTTCACCGATTCACCAGGTAAATTGGAGAGACTGGCAGAGTAGATATATTATAGCTGGAGTATCTTGTTTGGATTATTTGATTCTATATAAAAGATTTACATTCATACAAAAATCATCATATAGATTAGATGATATAGCAAAGGAAGAAGTGGGTGATGCAAAGATAGGTTATGAAGGTACATTAAATGATTTGTATGAGACAGATATACAAAAATTTATTGATTATAATATTAACGACGTTAAGCTTATTAAAAAGTTAGATGATAAGTTGGATTTTATTACTATAGCTCGTGGTATTTGTCATTTGGGTCATGTTCCTTATGAGGATATTTTGTATTCAAGTAGATATTTGGAAGGAGCTATATTAACATACCTTAAAAAAATTGGAGTTATAGCACCAAATAGAGACCCGAAGGGTAAAGAACTTATAGGTAGAGATGAAAAGATAATAGGAGCTTATGTCCAAGAACCAAAACGAGGTAAACACGATTGGGTATATGATTTAGATGTTACATCTATGTATCCCTGTATTATTATGAGTTTAAATATATCACCCGAAACAAAAATAGGAAAGGTTATTGGGTGGGATGCAAAGCAATATGTAAAGGGAGTTAAGAAAACCTATACTATTGAAATGGGTGGTAAGGAATGTGGTAAGTTTACGACTGAAGAATTTCAGAAGTTTTTTGGAAAGAATGAAGTGTCTATTTCAGCGAATGGTATTTTATATAGAAATGATAAGAAAGGTCTTATTCCTACAGTATTGACTACGTGGTTTGATAAGAGAGTTGAATATAGAAAATTGATGAAGAAGTTTGGTGATGCGGGAGATAATGATAAGTATGAGTATTTTAAAAGACGACAACATATTCAAAAGATTGTATTAAATTCTCTGTATGGAGTGTTGGGACTACCTATTTTTAGGTTTTATGATACTGATAATGCTGAAGCGGTTACTACAACGGGTCAATTACTTATAAAATATACCAAGAAAATTGGTAATCATTTTTATAATAAAGAACTTGAAACTAATGATGATTTCTGTATTTATGTTGATACTGACTCGGTGTTCTTTTCAGCTTTACCATTAATACAAAATAGATTCAAAGATAAAACTATGAGTGATGTAATGATGACTCAGAGAATTTTAGAGATAGCATCAGAAGTTCAAGAGTTTATTAATGATATGTATATTCATTTTGCGAATAGATTTTGTAATGTAAGTGAACATCGGTTTGAAATTAAACAGGAGATAATAGCTAAGAGTGGATTGTTCATTACCAAGAAACGATATGGTATGCAGGTTATTAATGATAACGGAGTAAAAACCGATAAAATTTTGGTAAAGGGGTTGGATACAGTAAGAAGTAATTTTCCAACAGCAATGAGAACTTTATTAAAGAAAGTTTTGGAAGATATATTGATGAATGTACCAAAAGATAAAATTGATGAAACAATAGTTGGTTTTAAAAATGGTATGAAGAAAATGGGGTTTGATGAAATTTCTATGCCGACAGGAGTAAAACGTATAGATAAGTTTATAGAGAAAGGAGATACAGGAAACTCAGTTATGACTTCATATAAAAAAGCAACTCCTATTCATGTTAAATCCGCGATGGCATACAATGATTTACTTAGGTATTATAACCGAGATAAAAAATATTCTTTTATAAGTAATGGTGATAAGATTAGGTGGGTGTATTTAAAACAAAATCCGTTGGGTATTAATACATTGGCTTATAAAGGACACGAAGACCCAATTGAAATAACAGATTATATTAAGAAATATATAAACCACGATAAAATATTTAATCAAGTATTAAAAAAGAAAATAGATATGTTCTATGAAACTATGAAATGGGGAACTCCTGTGGATAAAGAACATTCGATAGAAAGATTTTTTTGATTTTAGGTTATTCTATATATATGTATATATGGTTACATTAAGGAGAAGTTATAATGAATAAATCTACGTTAACCAGATTCATTGAGAAATACCATCTTGGAGGCAACACAAGTTCTGTTGTTCTTAATAGTAAAGATAATTCTTTGAGTACACGTTTTGTATCAAGGGATAAATCTTTACTTGGTAAAGTAATTCTCGATAATTGGACTTTTGAAGATGTTGATATGGGAGTCTATGATACTGACCAGTTCTTGAGATTGTTGTCTGTTCTTTCAGATGATATACAATTAAGATTAAATGTCATAGACAACAAAGCAGTGTCTTTAATGTTAAGTGATAATAAAGCATCTGTGAATTTTATGTTGTCAGACTTGTCGGTTATTAATAAACCACCCGAAATGAAAAGAGTACCCGAGTTTGAAGTAAAGATAAAAGTGGATACTGATTTCATAAAAAAGTTTGTCGTAGGTAAGACAGCTTTACAGGATACAGATACATTTACTGTATTAACAAATGATGATGTTAAGGTGGTTATTGGACATTCTAATATTAATACTAATAGAGTTACATTACCAGTAGAAACGGAAACATATGAAGAAATAGAGAATGTTTCATTCAATGCTGAGTTGTTTAAGAACGTACTTATTGCTAATAAGGAATGTGAAACAGCCACACTTGAAATTAGTTCAGAAGGTTTAGCTCGTATCAATTTTAAAATTGATAATTACGATGCAACATATTACTTAGTAGCAGTTGCAGATGTTGACTAACAAAATCTATCAAGGACATTCGTTAGAAGTTCTAAAAACATTTCCAGATGAAAGTATAGATATGTGTGTTACATCACCGCCGTATTGGGGTCTCAGGGATTATGGAACCAATCCTCAAGTATGGGATAATGAATTTTATGAAGGTGAATGTGAACATGATTGGGGGGAGAACTTACTACATCCAAGTAGAGGAAATCGTGGTGAAGTTGTTGAGACAAAACATGAAGTAGTTGGTATTAAACAACCCCATATTACAAATTCTCAAAATTGTAAAACGTGTGGGGCCTGGAAAGGTGAACTAGGACTTGAACCAGATTTTAATTTGTATGTTAAACATCTGTGTGATATATTTGATGAAGTTAAAAGAGTTCTTAAAAAGTCAGGTAGTTGTTGGGTAAATATAGGTGATACATATTATACAAAAAGTGGTAGTGCTTTTAGTGGTGATAGATTGGCTAAAAAAACATATATCAAATCTACTGGTATTAGTAAAGCTAATAAAGTTAGAGGTTTGGGACTTTTACCAACAAAAACACTTACACAAATACCAAGTAGATTTGCTATTGAAATGATTAATCGTGGTTGGACATTAAGAAATGAAATTATATGGCACAAACCAAGTTGTATGCCAAGTAGTGCTGTAGATAGATTTACAGTAGATTTTGAGAAATTATTCTTCTTCACTAAGAGTAGAAAGTACTATTTTAAACAACAATTAGAGCCATTAAAACCTCTGAATAGGTGGGGTGGTCCAGTAATAAAAAGGCCACTAAATACTAAGGTAGACGTTGATAACAGCCCGTACGCGGTGTCTTACCGCACAAGAAATATGCAACCTAAACAAGAGGGTAGAAACAAGAGAACGGTGTGGTCAATAAATACAAAGGGATTTTCGGAGGCTCACTTCGCTACCTTTCCACCAGAATTAATTGAAACACCCATAGATGCTGGGTGTCCAGAGACCGTTTGTAGTAAGTGTGGTAATCCTAAAGAGTTAAAAATTGAAAATAAAACAGACTCATCTGAGAGAAGAAAAATAGCAAAGAAGAAGTTAAATGAAGATATAAAACAGGGAAAAGTTAAAGTCATAGCACCACAATTTAGACCTAACAATCCAGCGTCTGCTTATGAAGATTTACTGAGAGAATATTGTCAAAGAGAAGGGATGAGTAAGGGGGAGAAAATTATCAAAGGTTATGAACCTACTTGTTCTTGTGATGTAGAATTTACTTCTGGAATAGTATTAGACCCATTTTTTGGTAGTGGAACAACCGCAGAAGTAGCTATGGAACAGGATAAGAAATGGGTTGGGATAGAATTAAATCAAGAATATATAGATATAGCCGAGAAACGATTGAAAAGTCCAACAAGAAAATACAAGACGAGAAAGAAAAGTGAAAAGTTCTGGGGATAATATTTATAAGAAACACTCTTTATGGGTTGAAAAGTACCGACCTTCTAAATTAGATACCTACATTGGGAACGAACATCTCAAAAGTAAAGTGTCTATTTATCTAGAGAGTGGTGACTTACCACATCTTTTACTATACGGGAAGGCTGGTACAGGTAAGACCACTCTCGCTAAAATTCTGACGAAACAAATTGAATGTGATCATTTGTACATCAATGCTTCTGATGAAAATAACATAGAGACAGTAAGAACTAAAATAAAAAACTTTGCCTCCTCAGTAGGATTCAAAGATTTAAAAATAATTACGCTCGACGAGTGTGACTATATAACTCCTAATGCACAAGCTGCTTTAAGGAATCTAATGGAAACCTTCAGTAGACATTGTAGGTTTATTTTAACTTGTAATTACGTCGAGCGTATAATTGAACCAATACAGAGTAGGTGTCAGTCATTCCACATAGAACCATTAACAAGAATGGAAGTGGCTCGACACTTGGTTGATAATATTCTTAAAAATGAAAATGTTGAATATGAGTTGGAAGATATTAAGGTTATAGTAGATAGTAATTATCCAGATATTCGTAGAGTAATAAATACATCCCAAAGAAATGTTGTAAATGGTAAACTTGTTTTGGATACTGAGAGTATATTACAAAATGATTATAAATTAAAACTATTAGAAATATTAAAAATACAAGATAAGAAAGATGCTTTTAAAGGTATCAGACAATTACTTACAGATAATAGAGTAAGAGATTATGCTGATTTATTTAGATTGTTATATGATAAGGTTGATGAATATGGGTCTGGTCATGTAGCAGAATGTATTTTGATAATAGCAAAATATGAACTGAGTGATAGTCAGGTTGTAGATAAAGAAATCAACGCTATGGCTATGTTAATAGAATTATTACAGGAGATAAAATAATGAGTACAAAACCAATGAAGCCATTACCACAGGCACAAGTTAAAGTAGATTTAAGAGATGCAGAAACTATTAAATGTAATAGTTGTGATAATTATTTATTTATTAATTCATTTGTATTAAAAAGATTATCAGCACTAGTATCACCAACTGGACAGGAAACTTTAATTCCAGTACAAGTTTATAGTTGTGGTAATTGTGGTAAGGTAGCTGAAAAATTTTTAGAAGGTAGTGGATTAGGACTTGAAGAAGAAGAAAACTGAAAAGAAAAAAGAAGAAAAGAAACCAGAACCAAAAAGTGATTCACTTTTTACTAAAAAATCTGAAGCAGGAAAGGGAGATGCACCTAGAATAGGAATAAGTCAAGATGAATGGGAAAAAAAGTGGGAATCAATCTTCGGTAAAAAAGAAGAGTCTGTTCGACCACGTAAATCAAATAACGGGAGTTCAAAATCCTAATTATTGGGATGAGGTTTCAGACGAAGATAAAAAATCTTGGTCTAATTACATGGTTCATAGATTTTTATCTATGAAAACGGAATGGATTGGGTTTGTAAATCAAGTTCAAAAGTATACATTGAAACCAAAAGATTTATACAAGTTGTATGTTGATGTAATCCCTAAAAAGAAACAATGGCTTCGTTATGTTAAGAAAAAGAAAGAGATGGATTTTCCAAAAGAAATGTTAGAAGTTGTTGGTAGATATTTTGAGGTAGGTTTACAAGAAGCTCAGGAAATGGTAGAGTTGTATTATACAATAAATAAAGATGAATTGAGAAGTATTTTAGAAATGTATGGTAATGATAAAAAGGAAATAAACAAATGGTTAAAGTAATAAAAGAAAGTAACAAAAAGAAAACCGTTGATACAGTTAAAATATCACCCACAAATTATTTAGAAAAGAATTACCCAGTAATGACAGAGGAGTTTAGGAGATTACAACGTGAAGATTATGAATTGTTTTGTCAGAAACAGAGTGATTATGGTCCATCAAATATAGCAATGGGAACTAATTTAGAACGAGAAGAGGATATCAAATTGTCAACTACGGGTTTAGTTGTAAGGATAAATGATAAAGTTAATAGATTAGTTAATCTTGTAGTGAGACAGGATAGAGAAGGAATTTCTGAAACTGTTAAGGATTCGTTTCAGGATTTAACAAATTATAGTACTATGGCAAGGATTGTTAGAAATGGAAAATGGGGTAAGTAATGTATATGTTCAAATGTAAAGCTGGTATTTATAAATCTAAGTCTTATTTAGGTTTGATGTGGGAAATTTTAAAACATAGAATGTAACATTTAATTCACGACGGAAAGTGGATGGATTAATGAAAAAAATAAGTTATAGTCAATTTTCAATATGGGACAAATGTCCGTGGCGTTGGAAATTAAATTATATAGAAAATCTCAGAGAATTTACTGATAATATATATACGTTATTTGGAACTTCGATGCACGAAGTTGTACAGGAATATATTACAACGATGTATTCTGAAACAGCTAAAAAAGCTGATATGTTACCATTAAAAACTATGTTGTTGACTCGTATGAAAGAAAATTATTTGAGTATTATGGATGAAAGAGTTCAATATAAAAATGATCCTACTGAAATTACTACTCAGAAAGATATGGCTGAGTTTTATGAACACGGGTGTCTAATATTAGATTTTTTAAAAAAGAAACGTGGTCAATATTTTTCTAAACGTGGTTATGAATTGGTAGGGATAGAAACACCTCTTGATTATGATATGGGTAATGGTATATGTTTTAAAGGATATTTAGATATTATATTAAAAGATACTATTAGAGATGTTATAAAAATTATAGATATTAAAACTTCGACAATGGGTTGGAATAAGTGGGCCAAGAAAGATAGGTCAAAAAGTAATCAATTACTGTTATATAAACAATTTTATTCTAAACAATTTAATCACCCAATGGATAAAATTGAAGTTGAATTTTTTATTCTAAAAAGAAAGTTGTATGAAAATGCTAAGTTCCCTCAAAAGAGAATTCAGTTATTTGTACCAGCAAGTGGAACTCCGAGTATTAATAGAGTTATAAGTAGATTAAAAGAGTTTACAGACGAATGTTTTGTTGAAGGGGAATATAATACAGAGCATATTTATAATAAAGTACCAACGACCAAAAATTGTCGTTTTTGTGAGTATAAAGATAGACCAGATTTATGTGATAGGAAGGCTTGATATGGGATATATTAAATTGAGTTTAAGAATGAAACTTAGTGAATTTATTGGTTCTAAAGAAAGTATTATTATAGAAAAAATAAATGAAATATATGAAGATTTAGCAAAACCATTTTTGTTAAAGTTATGGTATGAAAAAAATGAAATAGAAGCAAAGGAACTTCGTAGGTTTTTAAAAAAATGGGAAAGTAAATTACGTTACAAAACTCTTGTTAAAGCAAACTCTTCTACAGGTCCGAATGAATTTACGTGGTTTGATATAGTACCATTTTATTATAAAGGAAAGGGACACAATAGATTTCAATATGTGTATAAAGAAAATAATTTTGATGCATTCTTAGAGTCATTGAATGAGTTTAATAGAGCAGCTAAGTTTTGTACATCACCTAAACCACCCAAGAGAATACAAAAGAGAAATGATTATGAAGATTAAAGTGGGTATAGTAGGTAGTAGAAAATATACAGACAAACAAAAAATAAAGAATTTTGTTTTTAAATTAAAAGAAAAGTATGGAAAAGAAGTAGAAATTGTGAGTGGTGGACAGAGATTAGGAGCAGATAAGTTAGCTAAGAAATATGCTCTTGAATTTGATATGAAATATGTGGAGTTTCCACCAGCTCATTATAATTACAATCAACATTGTATTACAGAAAAGTATAACTATAGTAAACCATATAGTGTATACAATTATTTTAAAAGGAATAAAGAAATAGCAGATTATTCTGATTATGTTGTAGCTTTTATACCAAAAGGTATTAAATCTAATGGTACTTTGAACACTCTTAAACACGTGGGAGAGTTAAATAAAAAATCGGTTATTATTAATTAAAATAGATATTTATATATACATATATATGGAATTATTATGGAAGTAAAATTAACTACAGTCAAAATATTAATTGACTTATATAAACAATTTAAAGGTAGAAATCTAGACGGAGAATTTACGTTACAAAAACTTGTCAATCGCTCTATGGATTTGTATGTAAGAGATGATAAGTTCAGAAAAAAAATAGAAAAATATGACGCACTTAAACCGAGTGGTAGTAGATTATGAAGAATACAGGTAGTATGCCAAATAATAAAAATGTTGAGAGATTACTTCACGATATGCATAGAATATTGGTTAAAATGGAAGAACACTTGAGTGTCATAAAAAAGAGTGTTCATAAAGAAGAAGTTAAAAAAGAGTTATTGCACGATTAATTTTTAAAAGAAAGAGGTTATTATGTCTAAAAAGAAAATTTTAATTTTTTCAGATGATCTTCGTATGTCCTCTGGTGTTGGTACTATGACAAAAGAAATGGTTATGGGAACAATACATCAATACGATTGGGTACAGGTTGGTGGAGCTATTAAACATCCAGAGGATGGTAACGTAGTAGATATGAATGATGCTGCTAGAGAGGAAACTGGTGTCAAGGATGCTAGTTTGACTATTTATCCTATTAGTGGATATGGTAGTCAGGAATTACTAAGACAGATGATAGTCAGAGAACAACCAGACGCTATTATGCATTATACAGACCCAAGATTTTGGCAATGGTTATATGAAATGGAACATGAAATAAGACAACATGTTCCTATTTTTTATTATAATGTATGGGATGATTTACCTTATCCTCAATATAATGAATTTTATTACGAGTCGAGTGATTTAATTATGAATATTTCTAAACAAACGGTTAATATAGTTAAGAATGTTTGGACAAAGTATCCACCAGAAGATTGGCAGGTTACTTATGTCCCTCACGGTATAAATGATGATTTATATTTTCCATTAACTGAATTACATAGTGGGTGGGGAGAATTTGAAGAATTTAGAAAACAAAAGTTTGATGGTAATAAATACGATTTTGTTTTATACTACAATAATAGAAATATTAGAAGAAAAATGACAAGTGATGTAATACTTGCGTTTCATACTTTCTGTAATACATTATCAGAAGAAGAAGCTGATAAATGTGCATTGTTAATGCATACACAACCACGAGATGAAAATGGTACAGACTTACCAGTTGTAGTAGAAGCTATTTGTCCAAATAGAAATGTATACTTTTCAGATGATAGGTTAGATTTTAAGGAAATGAACTTTTTATATAATATAGCTGATGTAACTATTAACATAGCTTCTAATGAAGGGTTTGGTTTAGGAACGGCAGAGTCATTGATGACAGGGACACCTATTATAGTAAATGTTACTGGTGGATTACAAGACCAATGTGGATTCAAATATAAAGGAAAACATTTAGATGAAAATGATTATAGTTGGGTTCATTCATTACATAATGATAAGGAATGGGAGAATAATCCTGATTTAACTCACGGTGAGTGGGTCAAACCAGTATGGCCTCGTACTCGTTCATTACAAGGTTCTATGCCGACACCTTATATATTTGATGACAGGTGTAGGTGGGATGAAGCAGCAGAGGCTATAAAATATTGGTATGACCTTGGTAGTGAAGAAAGAACAAGGTGTGGTGAATTGGGTAGAGAGTGGATGCACTTAGAAGAAGTTGGAATGACAGCTAAATTGATGTGTAAAAGATTTATGAAATCTATGGACACGGCTTTTGAAACGTGGAAACCTCGTAAAAGATATTCATTGTATAAGGTATAGGAGTAAGTTATGAGTGATAAACCTTTGATGTTAGTTACAGCCCCAGTGGCAACAAGGTCTGGTTATGGTTCTCATAGTAGGGATTTGGTACGTTCATTAATACAAATGGACAAATTTGATATTAAAGTATATCCAGTTAGGTGGGGTAATACACCAATGAATGCATTGAATATGCAAGACGAAGCAGATAGTTTAATAATTGATAGACTTACCGATAATAAATTACCGAGACAACCAGATATTCATGTACATATAGTTGTACCTAATGAGTTTATGCAGTTGGGAAAATATAATATAGGTATTACAGCTGGTATAGAAACTACAGCGTGTCCACCAGACTGGATTGAGGGTATGAATAGAATGGATTTGAATATAGTTCCTTCAAAATTTACAAAAAAAGTATTAGAAGGTTGTGTTTATCAGAAACATGAAAAGGATTCTAACAGACCACTCGGAGAAATAAGATTAGAAAAACCGATAGAAGTTTTATTTGAAGGGGCAGACACTAATATTTATAAGAAAACAGATGAGATAGAAAAATCACTACATTATGAGTTAAAGAGTATACCTGAAACTTTTTGTTTTCTTTATGTTGGTCATTGGTTACAGGGTAGGATTGGTAATGATAGAAAAGATACTGGAATGTTAGTGAAAACATTTCTTGAAACTTTTAAGGATAAGGTACAACAACCAGCTTTGATATTAAAAACAAGTGGAGCTACTTTTTGTGTAATGGATAGAGAGGATATAGAAAGTAAAATAAAACAAATTAAAGAAACTGTATCTGGTAAGAAGTTACCTAATATTTATTTTTTACATGGAGATTTATCTGATACAGAAATGAATGGTTTATATAATCATCCGAAAGTTAAAGCTCATGTTTCATTTACACACGGAGAAGGATTTGGTAGACCTTTGTTAGAAGCTACATTTAGTGAGAAACCCGTTATAACTTCTAGTTGGAGTGGTCATGTAGATTTTCTTGACCCGAAATTATCAGTATTGTTGGGTGGTGAAATGAATAAAACACCTAGAGAAGCGTTTCCAAGAAATATTTGGACAGAAGGGGCAGAATGGTTTACTGTGAATTATCCTAATAGTTCTAAGGTGTTAATGAATGTGTATAAAAATTATAAAACCTACAAGTTTAACGCTACTGAACAAGGTAAAATTAATAGTGGTAAATTTTCTCATACTAATATGACTAAAGTATTTGAGGAAATACTTGATAGATATATTCCAAAAACACCAAAGGAAGTGTCATTAAATTTACCTAAACTTAAGAAGGTTACAGATACTAACACTAAAGTTAGGTTACCAAAATTAAAAAAAGTAAATGTAGATGATAATTAATAAAAATTTAGTAGACGGTAGGTGTAAGGTATGTGGGTATGACCTTGAAGCTAGACCAGCAGGTGGTTTATTTAAAGGTAAAGCGGGTGATAGACGGTTAGTAAAAGAATATTGTGAGGAAAATAGTGATTACCGACATAAATTGAAACCTGTTTGGAAAAAGTGCTGTGACTCTTTGGATTATTATTTAGTTACATTGAAGAATAAGGATATTCCTTTAAGGAAAAGAAAATTATGGAAAGAGTAGTTGATTGTCCCGTATGTCAAGATATTGATAGATGTTTTGAAGAAGTACAAGACGATTTTAGTTCGTTTTTGTGTTTTAGTTGTGGGTTTATGAGTAATTCATGGTATATAGTAGACAGTGACGAATTAAAAACATCTTTAGATAGTTCACCACAATTAGTAAGAGATTTAAGTTTTGTAGATGATGAAAGGAATATAGTATGGTTTCCAGCTGTTTTGAATATGGGAAAACGTGGTATAATTTATCCAGAGGGTAATATAAGTGACTGGTCTTGGAAGTACGCTCAAGTAATTGAGATACCAAAAAATAAGTTGGATAAATATGAGGGGTACGAAAGTATGTTGGATGTAGAAAATGCTACTACTTATGGTAAGTATGAATTTTTACAAGCTTGTAAGGATATGGGAATTACTAGGGATATTCAATGACCTTCTTAGGAATACATAGAAAACGAATTAATAAAAGAATGCCGATAGCTAAACGGGCTATAAGGAAAGGTGATATTATATTCTTTAGATATGAGGGGAAACAGCAGTCAGGTAATTATATGGCATTGGTATTAAGTATATGGCCAGTTCAAGCAAAGATGAGTGAACAGAAAGTACATGCATTGAGTTTGAATAATTTATCCTTACCTTTATTCAAAAGATTAATTAGAAGTATAGGTACACCAGGTATTGTTCAAGATGAAATAAAAAAAATGAGTTATTTTAGAGTTTTAATTCCTGAAGGTAGAGGAGTAAATGAGAAGTTTTATAGACAGAAAATAAGAAGAGTAGCAAGACGAGCTGATGTATATAGAACGTTTAATTTGAGAGATATTAAAACACCAAAATTAGTAGATTATTTATATGATGAAAAAATAGTGGAGACGGAAGATGAAGATTAGTTACGCTATAACAACTCACAATGAAGTTGAAGAGGTTAAACAATTAATACCGTTTGTTTACGAACATAAAAAAGAAGAAGATGAAATTATTGTTCTAGATGATTTTTCTGTTGAAGAAATGGAAGAAGTATTAAACAAGTTTTATGATGATGGTTATGTTACTGTGTGGCAAAGACGTGAGTTACAAAGAGATTTCGCAGCTCAAAAGAATTATGCTAAGGAAATGTGTACTGGTGATTATATATTTCATTTAGATGCTGATGAAATGCCAAGTGAGTTTTTAATTACAAATCTACATCAAATTTTAGAAAGTAATGATAACGTAGATTTGATTTGGGTACCTAGAATTAATACAGTTGATGGTTTAACACACGAACATATAGTAGAATGGAATTGGAGAGTAAATGATAAAGGATGGATTAATTTTCCAGATCCACAAGCGAGAATTTTTAGAAACACCGAAGACATTAAGTGGGCAAGTCGTGTTCATGAAAATATAGTTGGTTGTGATGTTATTTCTCAACTTCCACATAAAGAGGAATTTTGTTTATATCACCATAAAAATATAGAAAAACAAGAATTACAAAATAATCTATATGGGGAAATAATAAATGAAGTAAAAAATACTTTTGTTGATACCCAAAAGAATTATTCAAAGGAGTCATAATGGAAAAGTATAAAAATGAAGATGGTATTGAGTTAAATTATGAAGGTCATCAGGATGACGTACATGCACAATTACTTAAAGAAACAGTACGTGAAGGTTTAAGTATTTTAGATATGCCTGATAAAACATCTTTAAGACAACACCATTATGCTGTAAAGTTGTGTAAAGAATTTTTTGAATTAAATTTTGCAATAAATGACTAGGTTACAATTTGATAAAAATAAAAATACCAAACCCATTTCAAGGAAGAAATGAACCTACTTTTAGACCATTATTCTTTGCTAAAGATGTTCTAAAAGATTATAGTATTGAAATCACGGAGTCTGATGACTTCGATTATTTGTTTATCGGAATGCATGATTTCATGAATAAAAAAGTTTCTTTAACTGAAAGTATAGAGTACGGGTTAAATAATCTCTCCAAAATTAGTGGAGATTATTTTTTATTTGAAGGTACTGATTCTACTTCTTTAATGGGAGCATATGAAGTTTTTGAACAGTCCGACGCTATATATCTTTTTAAAAATCAAATGTTGGGAACACGTGAGGAATATAAAGTACCGTATGTTCATAATAAATGGTTTTGGGGTAGTGGGAGTGATTTAGATTTAAGTTACGATATTCCTGAAGATAGATGGAATCGTATAAAATTTAGTGGTTGGAATATAGGTTATTTAGTACCAGGTTATAGACAATTTCAACCTATAAATGAGAGTAAAGGTGTAGATGTGTGTGCTATATTTCAAGGTAAACATAAGTACAACGAAGACCACACTTCAAGGAATGACCATTTTTATACAGCTCATAGAAATGGTTTATGGGAAATGTTAGAACCGTTAAAACAAAAATATAATATGATATACGATAGATTACCTTTTGAGGAGTATATTAAAAATTTGTGGAATTCAAAGATTTCATTGTCGCCGTTTGGTATGGGAGAAATATGTTTTCGTGATTTCGAGTGTATGCAGTATGGAACTATTATACTGAAACCAGAACAATCAAAAGTAAAAACTATACCTACCATATATGAAGAAGGAGTGACATATATTGGAACTGAATATGATTTTTCTGATTTGGAGGAAAAGATAGATTATATATTAACAAATTTTGATAAATTGAACATGGAAATAAATACTAATATACGAGAACAATACGCAACTAAATACACGTATGAAAATCTTGGAGAATATTGGTACAATTTATTTAAAAATTTAGATAATGTAGAGGAAGAATAATGAAAGTATTAATAACAGGTGGAGCTGGGTTTGTAGGTTCTCATATAGTAAATAGATTTTGTGATAATGGACACGATGTTCAGATTTATGATAATTTAGGTCATACTTCATCTATAGATAGAATTGATACTGATGTTGTTATTTGGCCTTTCAGTATAGAAGATGGTAGGTCTTGGGTGACTATGAGAAGAATTGGAAGAAATTTTGATTTGGTTATTAACTCTGCAGCTGAGACTCACGTTGATGAATCATTTGATAGACCAAAAGATTTTATAAGAATTAACATTTTAGGACTACACCATCTTAGTAGATTTTGTATAGATTGTGATATACCGTTGATACATTTAAGTACTGACGAAGTTATAGGTACAGGTGAAGTGTTACATGAAGATTCTATGACATTACCCACCAACCCTTATTCATTTACTAAAGCTGCTGGAGAATCTTTGTTACATTCCTATGGTTATAGTTATGGTCTTAATTGGAAGTCGGTGAGATTAAATAATGCATACGGACTAAAGCAATTTCCAGATAAGTTAGTAACAAAATTTATATCTCTTTTGTTAGATAATAAAAAATTACCAGTACACGGGGATGGTTCACAATTAAGAAATTTTTTACACGTAGAGGATTTTGTGGATGCTGTTGAATTAGTGATGGATGTAGGTCATAATAGAAACATTTATAACGTAACAACTGATGAGGAATATTCTATACTTCAAGTTACTAAGATGATTTGTGAAGTTATGAATAAAAACTTTGATGAAGTTGTAGAGTATGTAGAGGATAGACCGTCCCAAGACCCGAGTTATAATTCAGTAAGTACTAAATTAAGAAGTTTAGGTTGGGTACCAAAAAGAACTTTGGAAGGTCAACTACCGGCTATTGTTGAGTGGACGAAAAATAACAGAGAGTTTTTTAGTGAATAAATCCGTCTTTATTACAGTTAGAACAAATTCTTCTAGATTGAAGAATAAAGCTTTATTAGAAATAAAAGGTAAATCAACTATAGAACATTTGATAGATAGAATGTTACGTGGTTATTCTGATGGTATGATACCAGGTATAGATAATATAGTTTTATGTACTACAATGAAAAAAGAGGATGATGTTTTATGTGAAATAGCAGTACGAAATGGTATTGATTATATTAGAGGAAGTGAGAAAGATAAATTAAAAAGATGGTTGTTAGCTTGTAAAACTTATGATGTTGATTTCTTTGTAACAGTAGATGGTGATGATTTATTTTGTGACCCACACTTAATAGAGTTAGCTTTAAAGCAGTATAAAAGAACAAATACTGATTTTATTAAAAGTTCAGGTTTAGCTGTGGGTGCTTTTACTTATGGTATTAAGAGAGATGCTTTGGAAAAGGTTTGTGCTATTAAAACTAGAGATGACACTGAAATGATGTGGGTATACTTTGAAGATACTGACCTTTTTCAAGTTGAAGAATTACAAAATGTACCTGATGTGTATAAACGACCACAAGTTAGAATGACTTTAGATTACGCAGATGACTTCAAGTTTTTTGATAAAGTAATATCTTACTTTGGTCATAACCGTATGAGTTTTACAGAGATAACAGATTACTTAAATTTGAATAGGGATATTGTACAATATAACGCGTACTTAGAAAAAAAGTGGAAGTCTTTACAGGAGTCTAAAACTATAGATGTAAGAAAAAATAAAGGTTGGAGATTTACTGGTAATGAGAAAAAGTATTTGAGTGAAGTTTTAGATAATGGGTTTGGAGCAAGTGAAACTGGAGCCATGATAGAAAGGTTAGAAACTTTATTTGCTGAGAAACATAATCAAAAATATGCCATAGGTTTTAATTCGGGAACTTCTACATTACATACGGCTTTGGAATCATTTGGAGTCGGTGAGGGTGATGAAGTTATAGTTCCCGCTCTTACTCCAGCTATGTGTGGATTTTCTGTATGGCAAACTGGAGCTACACCTGTATTTGCTGATGTTAGAGAAGATACTTTTTTGATGGATATGGATGATGTAGAAGATAAAATAACAGGTAAAACAAAAGCTATAATGCCTGTTCATATTTATGGTTTGATGTGTGATATGGAAAAACTATTGAAGATTATTTACCACAGAAAAATCCATATTGTTGAAGATTGTGCTCAATGTTTTTTAGCTACTGATAATCATAATAGGTTAGCAGGAACCATTGGTGATGTAGGTAGTTGGAGTTTTGAAAATTCTAAACATTTGTCTAGTGGGGATGGTGGTATAGTAACAACAAATAATAAAGTATTTGCTAAAAGAATGAGACAGTTTGGTGGTGTGGGGTTTAAGAATATTACAGCGGGTAGTGGTAAGGTTAGAATATCAAGAGATAAATTTCAAGACCCAAATTGGGAACGACATAATGTTATGGCATACAATTATAGAATGCCTGAGTTGTGTGCAGCTGTGGCTCTTGCACAGACAGAGAATATAGATGAGTTTTGTGAGAAAAGAATACAAATGGGATTGGGTTATGAGGAAGTTATAAAAGATACAGGTACTAAGTTATTGATACCTCAGAAAACTCCAGAAGGATATAAACATTCTTATTATACATTTACAGCTTTATATGAAGGTGAGAAGTATGGAATACCGTGGCAGGCATTTAGGAAGAAATATATAGAACTTGATGGTGATGGTATTTATGCGGCGTGGAAAACTCAAAATAGAGAACCAGCGTTTAAAGATATAGGGTGGGGTGATGTTCCAGTAGCTGAAAAACTACAAAAGAATTTGATGCAATTTACAACTAACCAAGCAAATGAATTAGAAAGGAATATTCAGTTGTATGCTCTTAGAAATACAATAGAACATTTTGATAAATGAGAAAGATAGTAATAACTGGTTCTGAAGGTTTAATTGGTAGAGAGGTATCTTCTTATTTTGAACGTAATGGTGATGAAGTATTTAGATTGGACTTGAAGTTGGGACACGATTTAACAGATGAGAATTTTGTTAAGGAATGGTTCATGGAAAATCCTGTGAAATATGTTATTAATTTGTTTGCATTACAACATCATATTACAGATGAAAAAACTTCTACGAGTTTGTATAGTATTGATTTAAAAAGTTTTGATGATTATTTACGAGCGAACTTAACAACATTGTTTTCTGTATGTAGACAGTTTGCTCTTATGAATGCACAGGGAACTATAGTTAACTTTTCATCTCATTATGGTGTGGTATCACCAGATAAAAGACTTTATGGTGGGGGTGAAGAGAAACATATAGGTTACGGAGTGTCTAAGGCTGGAGTTATACAACTTACAAGACATTTGGCTACACACTTAGCTCCCCACTTTAGAGTGAATTGTGTTATTCCTGGTGGAGTAGAATTTAATCAGACAAAAGAATTTAAAGAAAGGTATAGTGAAAGAGTTCCTTTAGGTAGAATGATGAAAGTTAATGAATTAAATGGTTTATTAGATTACTTGTGTTCTGAAAATTCTACATATACAACAGGAACTACTTTTACGGTGGATGGGGGTTGGACAGCATGGTAGATTTTTATAACTTAGATGAACCTTATTTTATAGCTGAGGTAGGTATAAATCATAATGGTGATTTACAAATAGCTAAGAAACTTATTGATGCTTCTTTTGCGAGTAATTGGGATTGTGTAAAGTTTCAAAAGAGAAATCCAGATGTTTGTATTCCTGAGAAACAAAAGGGAGTTATGAGAGAGACACCTTGGGGAACTATGACTTATCTTGAATATAAACATAGAGTTGAGTTTGGTAAGGAAGAGTATGATTATATAGATAAGTACTGTAAAGAGAAATCTATAGATTGGACAGCATCGGTTTGGGATATGGATAGTTTAGAGTTTATGAGTCAGTATGATGTTCCTTTTATTAAAATACCATCGGCTTTACTTACAGATTTAGATTTAATTAATGCTGCGACTGAAACTGGAAAGTTTTTAATTTTGAGTACTGGTATGAGTACCTTAGAGGAAATCGACAAAACCGTTGAAACATTGAAAGGTGGTTATGTTTATTACGCACTTAGGGATTATTTTCATCATGATTTTATGTTATTACATTGTAATTCTACATACCCAGCTCCTGAGAATGAATTGAATTTACGAGTTATTAATACATTACAAGATAGATATCATTGTCCAGTAGGTTATTCTGGTCATGAGAAATACTTAGAACCACCACTTATAGCTATTACGTTAGGGGCCAGAGTAATTGAAAGACATATAACATTAGACCATAGTATGTGGGGAACAGACCATAGTTCAAGTTTAGAGGTGTTTGCTATGGATATGTTGAGAAAGAGATGTGATAAGGTGTTGGATATGTTGGGTACAGATAAAAAAATAGTAACAGATAGTGAAATTAAAGTTCGGGAGAAATTGAGACCAAATGCCTAAATACGATTGGTACAGAGTAACATATAATAAGTTATATAAAGGTAGTAGTTACCACGATAAAGATACGTGTTGTTCACTTCCCATTATAAGAGGTGAAATGCAAACAGATACTATATTAGATTTTAAAAATAGTGTAGAGTCGGGGTCAATATACTCACCAAGTGGTTCTGTAACTTTATTGGATGTAGGATGTTCTAACGGAACAGCCGTTGATTCGTTATGTAGAATGGGTTACGATGCTTGGGGAATAGACCCCGCACCGAGAGCTATAGAATATTGTGAAAAAAGACGTTTAACTACTTGTGTAACTGGTTCGGCGGTTACTATACCATTTGAAGATAATTCATTTCATATAATATTTTCTACAGATACAATAGAACATATTAGACCAAGAGAAGTTGATAAAGTAATAGAAGAATTTTATAGAGTAGCAACTCACTATTTGGTGTTATCTATAGCTTTACAGCGGGAAGCTAATAGGGATGATTTAAACCACGCGGCTAGTAGATATAAGACTTTAAGGGGTTTAGAGTTACATAAGTCTCAGTTTTCGTCATTAAAATGGATAGAATTGTTTACAAGAGAAGATAGGTTTGAAGTTATAGAAAAAGATATAGATTTTATTCCAGATAATAAACCAAGATACGGAGACATAGCTGGGAAAGAAGGGTTTTTAAGAGTTATATTGAAGGTAAATAAAGATTTGTGAGTGTAGCAGTTTTATGTAGAGGAACTTCATTAGCTCATATTGATAGAGTTCCAGAAGTTGATAAATATATCATAGTGAATAGATTTGGGGATGAACTTGAAAATGAAACCATTTCTTCTCGACTAATAGATAAAGAGTTAACTCAAGTTTTAAGTTTAGTACCTGATGAACCTAAATTAATGATAGAAAGAGGACACTATAAAAAATTTAATGTAGTGGAGTTTGTATTACCATATTTGAAAGAAACTATACCTGGGCCTCCACCAAAAATTGAAGGTAGGAATGGTTATATACCTACAAGGGTATTGGATGACACACATAAAAACTATATGATAACAAACAATCCTAGATATGCATTTTGTTATCCAACTTCAGGCGTAGCAAGTGTAGCTTATGCTACCTTAGAATGTAATGTAACGGAAGTTCATATTATAGGACTTGATTTTTATGAAACAGCGTATGCTTATGGTAAGGAATTTCCGAGTGACGAAGTGGCAATTAGAAGAGGAGAGGATTCACTTAAGATGAGGGCATTCTTAAAAAACTTTATAGTCTTCAATCCTTATACACTATTTAATATATATACACACTCAACTTTTAATCCAAATTTGGAGAATGTTAAAGTTATAAAGGTTTAATAATGGAAATTAGAGAAAACATATTACCAGTACTCGGACCTTCGGGTGGTGATGAAGAACTAAAAGCTCTTCAAGAAGTTATAGAAAGTGGTTGGTGGGGAAAAGGACCGAAGGTACAGGAGTTTGAAGAGAGGTTCGCCGAGATGGTTGGTCACAAATACGCTGTAGCGGTTACAAGTAATTCTCACGGACAAGATTTGGTAATGAAAGCTCTTGGCTTCAAAGGAGTTGATGTTATAAATCCTACTATATCTTTTATAGCTACAGCTGTTATACCACTGTGGAATGATTGTACTTCTAATATTGTAGATGTGGATAGAAGAACTTTGTGTATGACACCAGAGGAAGTTGAAAAGTGGAAGAAACCCGATAGTGAGGCTCTTATAGCGGTAAATATGGCTGGTATTCCTTGTGATTATGAAGGGTTACGGAAAGTGTTTGGTGGATTTATTATAGAAGATTGTGCTCATAGTTGTTATACAGAGGGAGCTGGTTTAAGTGGGGACGTAGCTGTATGGTCATTTCAAGCAGTAAAGACAATGCCTTGTGGAGATGGTGGGATGATTACTACAAATGATAAAGAGTTGGCTGATAAGTGTAGAGAAATGACTTGGTTTGGTGTATCTTCAACTTGGAGTAGAACTCAAGGTCAAAGTGGTAAACCTGGATATGCCTGGGACTATCAAGTGGATATTCTTGGTTACAAGTATTATATGATTGATATTATGGCAGCCATTTGTTTAGAACAAATGAAAAAACTTCCAAAAAATTTAGAGTTTCGTAGACATATACAGGAAAGATATAATAATGAATTACATCCTTTTGTCGAAACTCCAGAGTGGTCTGATACTGTACAATATTATTGTGCTAGAGTTCCTAAAGAAGAAAAACTTATTACGAATAGAGCTCCCGATGGTTCAGGATTTAGTAACCATTATCAAGGTAGAGATACTTTAATAGATTATTTAGCTGACAAAAATATACATACTTCTGTACATTTCAAACCGTTACACAAATATGATATTCTTACACAGGGTAGAAAATATCCTGTCGCAGATACTGAGTGGTTGAAATTGATTAGTTTACCTTGTCAGAATAGAATGACAGAAAAAGATATAGATTATGTTATTTATTGGGTAAATAAATATTTTGATGAGGAGCATATAATATGATTTTAATAACAGGTGGTACTGGTTTTATTGGTTCTCATTTGAGGGGTGATGTAAAACTTTCATCAAAGGATGTAGACTTGATGGATTTGGAACAAACTATTGATTGTTTCAAAAAGTATAGACCAGATACATTGATTCATTGTGCTGCCAAACAAAAAAATTATATTGGTATGAAAACAGAGAGAGCCGACCACTTTTATGATAATATGTTAATTAATATGAATGTTTTTAATGCTGCTTCTAAGGTAGGAGTAAAAAATATTTTGACATTTTCATCTATAAACGCATTATATTCTGATGCTCACGTACTTGAAGAAAGAAAACTTTTTAGTGGTGAACCTTCTGATAATTGTTATACTGATGGTTATAAGAATAGAATGCTTCATGTTATGGCTAATGCTTATAAAACTCAATATGATATTAACTGTATTGTACCTATATTAACAAATATTTATGGCCCGAATAGCCCAGTAGATAATGGAGTTATATCAATTTTAATATCTAAAATATATAAAGCTAAAGTAGAGGGTAGGAATGTTATTGAAATTGATGGAGATGGTAGTCCAATAAGAGATTTTTTATATGTAAAAGATTTGAAGAAAATAGTTGATTGGATGATGAGTGAGTATAATTCTATTGAACCAATAATATTAGCGAGTGGTTATGTAAGTACAGTAAAAGAAATTGTAGAATTGATTGTGGAGTATATGAAATATGAAGGTAAAATCGAATGGTTAAGTGATAAAGATATTGGAGAGTCAGTGAAGATATGTAATAATAGTAAATTAATGAGTTATTTACCAGATTTTGAATTTACTTCAATAGAAGAAGGTATTAGAGAAATGGTAGTAAGGTTTACATCGTGAGTCAAGAAGGAAGAACTGTACCATATGATTCTGGTATAGACTTTGTGTGTATAAGTCATTGTAAACCAGCTTATACGGAATTGTTAGTTAAAAGTATTCATAAGTATGTGAGTGATGTAGATTATACCATTTATATAGTAAATAATTATATTGATTTGGAAAAGGAACGGAAAGAATTAAATGAAATATTTGGAGATGATGATAAAGTAGTTGTTCTTGATGGAGTTAATCAATCTGCAACTACTCACGTTGGTGGTGATGGTACATTTAGACAGGGTGGTATGGAATGGATTGGTTGGATGGATGGTTGTCATGTTGTAGCTGGTAGTAAATATGGTGAATGGGGTTATGCTGTGGGATTGACAGCTGGTAGTAGACAGTATATATGTGCTCTAGATAATGATGCTATATTTTTGACTAAATGGGGGCGTCCTGTTTTAGAATTAGCTGAGAAGTATTTCTTTATTTCTAATAGGTGGGATCCTGGTACTCTTTTCAAAGAAGCTAAAGACCATGAACCACAGTTAGGTATGGCGAGACCTATGTTTTGGTTAATGAAAAGACATAATATGGAACGACATAATATGTATCCAGATTGTAGTTATCGTGACTTATGGGGAAATATAACTTTATATGCACAAGCTGTGAATGAGAAATTTTTGATTTTACAGAATTCTTACTGGACTGAACGTATGAGAAAGAAATATGGTATAGGTAAAAAAGAAACAGAATCTTTTCATGTCTCACCAAAAGAACACGTAGTTAATATTCCTTATGGAGAACAAGCTTGGTTGGTTGATAAACCTTTCTTTTTTCATCAAACAAGAGGAGCTTATAGAGGTAATGATAAATTAGAAGAATGGCTCAGAGAAGCTGGTAAATATTTGGAGGAAAATTAATTGAAAAAACATAATGTTAGATATCTTCACGTTGGTTGTGGTGAGAATATACTACCAAAACCATTTGAAAATTTAGATATAACAGAAAGAGAAGGAGTTGACCATGTTACTGATACGAGCGATTTATCTAAGTTTAAAGATGAAACTTTTGATATGGTGTATGCTTCTCACGTATTAGAACACTATCCAAGAAATGAAGTTAAGGATGTTTTGAGTGAATGGGTACGAGTTACTAAGATAGAGGGTATGGTAAGAATATCAGTTCCATCTTTTGAGAACGCTATAAAGATATATCAAGACACGGGTTTAATTGAGAATATAATTGGACCTATTATTGGTGGTCAAACATATAAGTATGAATTTCATTATTGTATTTTTGATGAAAGGTCATTGAAATATCTTATGGAAATTTCTGGATTAACAGCTGTACACCCCTGGCTTTATCAGAGAACTATTCATAGTGATTTTTGGGACTTCTCTCAAGCAGAGACCTGTGGAACACAGGTATCATTAAATTTAGAGGGAAGAAAAAGAAATCCAGAAGCTTTGGATAAGGATACTTTGTGGGAAAAGGATTGGAAAAAAAAGGAAGATGTTCGGTATATTAGTCAAGAGGAACTTATAGATGCTTTTAAAACACAGAAGGATGAAAAGGGTCAGTCAACACGATGAAATTGTTTGAATACAATACAACCGAATATCCATAAAGTGTTCACGCCGGTACTAAAATGGTAATTGGCGAATATTTTGACAAAATGTAAATGAAAAATTTAATTTTAGGGGATGGACTACTCGGTTCTGAATTAGTTAGACAAACTGACTGGGATTATATTAGTAGAAAAAAAGATGGTATTGATTTTACAGATTATTCTACTTATGAACATCATTTAGAATCATATAATGAAATAATAAATTGTATAGCGTATACAGATACATATAGTGAAGAAAAAGATAGACACTGGAACGTTAATTATGCTGGTGTTGCCGATTTAGTACATCTATGTAATTTTCATAACAAAAAATTAATTCATATATCAAGTGATTATCTTTATACACACAGTAAAGAAAATGCTTCAGAAGAAGATGTCCCAGTCCATTGTAGAAATTGGTATGGATATACAAAGTTATTAGCTGATAGTCATATCCAATTAAAGTCTAAAAACTTTTTATTATTAAGAGGAACACATAAGAAAGAACCGTTTACATATGGTAACGCTTGGGCAAATCAAAAAGGTAATTTTGATTATGTTTCAGTAATGAGTAGGTTATATATTAAACTTATAGAAAATAATGCTAATGGAATATATAATGTTGGAACGGAAGTTAAAACAATGTCTGATTTAGCTAAACAAACAAAATTTGATGTTGAATGGTGTTATATAAGAAGAGAGGGTAGTATACCTAATAATGTAACAATGAGCATAGATAAGATGAATAAACTACTGCAAAAGTAAATATGAGTGTTCTATTGTTATATCCACCAGAACAAAATTGGCCAGAAACTTTGTGTAAACCTAATGGTTCATTAGCTTACCCGATGTTGGGTGGTGCATTACGAGAAAATGATATTGAAGTTGATGTTTATGATGCTTGTGTTGGAAATGATGAAGATAATTTAAATGATATTTTTTATAAATCAACACCACTGTCGAGTGGAATGTTAAGAACTGGAGTTAGTGACGATAGAATTATGGAAGTGGTAGATAAATACGATATAATAGGTATAACATCTATCTTTTCACACCAAGAAACCATAGTGTTGAAGACAATAAAACTAATAAAAAAATACTTTCCTGAAAAGTTTGTCATGACTGGTGGTGTAAATGCTCGAGCACGAATGAGAAAGTTTTTAGAAGCAGGTGTAGATATTATTTGTACATCAGAAGCGGAACATACAATAGTAGATATTGTTAGAAAAGTTGAAAAGGGGTCAAAGGATTATAGTAATATACCATTTGTAGCTTTTATGGAAGACGACAGGATTCACAAGACACATACTATAGGAGATATAATTTGGGATTTGGATGAACTACCATTACCAGCTTGGGATTTATTACCAAATGAAAGATATTGGGAAGTCGGTAGACCACACGGTGGACATTTTAAAGAGGGAACAGAATTGAAGTATGCTTCTATGATGACTTCTCTTGGCTGTCCGTTTAATTGTAGTTATTGTCATATAGCAGATGAAGTAAAAGGTTCTATATCAGGAGAAATAGGTAGATTTAGAATAAAGTCAGATGATAGAGTTATAGAGGAATTGAAAATATTAAAAGATGAGATGGGTGTAAAACAGGTATTTGTAGAAGATGATTCTATATTTGGTAAAAAAAGACGGGCTATAAGATTACTTAACAAAGTCATGGATATGGATTTAGAAATATTAGACGTTAATGGAGTAAACGTAGTTCATTTGTTGAAGAAAGGTGAACCAGATGAAGAGGTCATTGAACTATTAAAAGAAACTGGATTTACAGATATTGTATTAGCTTTTGAGTCGGCTAATGATAGAATAATTAGGAAATGGGCTTCAAATAAATGGGATGTTAATAATTCTAATGTGAGGGGTTTGATAGAAAGTTGTAAAAAGTACGGACTTAGAGTTGTTGGTAATTATATGATAGGCTATCCTGATGAAACGAGGAGTGAGATATTGAAAACAATTAAGTTTGCTAAGGAATGTATGGAGTGGGGGTTAGATGCAAGTAATTTCTTTTTAACAATGCCACTACCAGGTACACCAATGTTTGATGAATGTATAGAAAGGGGTTGGTTACCAAAAAATTATAACCCCGATAAAATGCAATGGACTAAAGCGACTATGAAAAATACAGAAGTACCACCAGAAGAATTAGAGGATTTAAGACAAAGAGCTTGGCAAGAAGTTAATTTATCCGAATTTAAAGATAATAGAAAAGATATGGTGGTGAGTTATGGATAGGTATAAATACGGTATTGATTTTGTAATAGTAACTGTAGGGGAAAGAGGAGCTAAGTATACAGAATGGTGTGTACGTAGTATAGAAAAGTATGTAAAAGATGTTGATTACAATGTTTATATAGTAGCCAACTACCAAAAGGATTGGGAAAAAGAAAGAGATATTTTAAAGGATACTTTAGACCACTATAAAAATATAAATTTAGTTAAAGGATATTCTGAAGAATATAGTCTAGAACCATCAGCAGCAGGTGGTTATGAAAATACAGGTCGTCGTATTTATTCTAAATTAGATAACGCCCCAATGTCTTACGGATGTTATTGTCATGCAAAGGGTATGGAATTGGGAATAAAAAGTGGTGATGGAAAATATGTCTGTATTTTAGATAATGATAGTATATTTTTAAATGAATGGTTTCCTATCATACTTGAAAAAGAATATGATGAGAAATACTTTTTTATATCTAATAGGTATGACCCAGGTAATCTTTTTGAAATTAAAACGGATGAGGGAGATTGGTATACAGATCCAATGGGTGGAGTATGTAGACTTCCGTTTTTATTTACTAAGAGAGAAAATTTTGAAGATAATAATCTATATCCAAATACAGAGTATAGGGATACCGCAGGTAATTTAACTTTATTTGTTCAGGAAAATAAAAAAAATATTTATGTTTTGGTGAATTCTTATCAAGACCACTATGAGTGGCAACAGGAAGTAACAAGAGATTTAAAGTTTAATGATCAATTACTTAGACGACCACATCTTAAGGAAAAACATTTAATAGATGTGCCTTGGGGTGAACAAGCTTGGTTGGAGGACGTACCTATTCACTTTCATCACGCTAAAGGTACTATGAGAGATAAAAAAAGATTTGAAAAATGGGAAACAGAAGTAGAGAAGTATTTAAATGGATAAAGGTATAGATTTCGTAGTTGTAAATTTTTATAGAAGTGAATACGTTTATCTTTTGGTTAGAAGTATTCATAAGTATACTAAAGACCCCTATACCATCTATATTATGAATAATGGTATTAATGAAGGTGAAGATAATAACTATGATGAATTAAAAGCGTTATTTGATGATGACGATAAGGTTGTAGTACTGAAGGGTGTAGAACAGGAACAGGAAATAAAACCAGAAGATACTAATAGTGTTGAATGTAAAATTGGTGGTAGGATGATTTCTATAGCAAGTAAAACAAAGACGGAATCACAACGAAAAGGTATTAGAAGTGGTAACCGAGAATTTGTTTGTTTGTTGGATTACGACGCTATATTTTTAAATGAGTGGGTAGACGATGTATTACCAATGTTAGAAGACTATACTTTTATAGGCGAGCGGTGGGAACCACCATTGGGTACAGTTAAAGACCAAATATTACTAATTAAAAGAAAAACATTAGAATTGTATAATTTATATCCCAATACAGACTACCAAGATGGTTCAGGCAATTTAACTTACTTTTGTCACAGACAGAAATTATCATTTACTTATTTTGAAAATTCATTTAACAATAGAGATTTAAGAAAATTACACTTGTTAAATATTGGTAATGGAGAACAATGTTTTGTGAATGGTAAACCATTTTATTATCATTATGCTAGAGGAGCTACAAGAGATAAGAGTTTATATCATCAATGGATAACTGCAGCATCGAATTATTTAGGTGGTGATTAAGGATGAATAAAATAAAGTTTTTAGGACATGCAAGTATTTATATTGAAACTCCAAAAGTTAGTATAGTTATAGTCCCTTGGTTTTCAAAATCAGGAGCTTTTTTATATAATTGGTTTCAGTTTCCTGATAGTACAGAAATATTGCCCACATGCTCTTGGTGATTTGTCAAAAGGTACTGTGGTAGATGGTAATTTGATATGTCCTATGCATACTTGGACGTTTTCATTAAAAGATGGTCATTGTATAAACCACGATAGTGAAATTTTTATAGAGGAGATAGTATGAAAATACATCGTGAAGATAAAAAGAATGTGTTATTTTGGATAGCTGTAAATAGTAAAGACCCATTACTTCAAGAAAAACATGGTGGTTTTGAATATTTTAAGTTTTCAAGATATACTTGGGAATGGTGGTGTAAAAAGAATGATGTTATATTTTTTCCATATGAAACTCCAGGTGAAAGTGATACTAATAAACATAAGATTACTTGGCAACGATGGTTTGATGTATTTGACCAGTTAGAAGAAGCTGGAATTAATTATGATAAAATATGTGTTATGGATTCCTGTGCTATGGTTAAATGGGATACACCAAATTTTTTCAATTTTACTTACGCTCAAGTAACAGCCTTCCGTTCATTAGAAAATCTGAGATGGATAGCTGAAGGGGTCGATGGTTATAATAATTTTTTTAATGGGTTTGAATTTGATTTAAAAAAGTATATAAGTTGTGGATTTCAAATATTTGAAGAATCTCACAGAGAATTTTTAAAGGAATTAAAAGAGTTTTACTATGAAAATTATGATGGTATAATGGATTTACAGAATAATAAAGTAAAAAGAGGTACAGACCAACCTGTTTACAATTATATGTTACAGATGAAAAACGTACAGGTGGATAAAAAATTATCACCACCTTATATGATGACACATATGATGAGGTTTGATTGGTTTGGAAGAAATTGGCAGTTGGATGATAACACTCCACATTTTATTAGGTATGGTTATGTATGGTTTTATAGTGGGTTTCCAAACAGAGGAGATAGATATCAATTAATGGAACAGACGTGGAATATGGTAAAGGAAAATTACAAATGAGTGATAAAGTAGTTTATATGATTAATGTAACTCATGATGAAAGAAGTAGGTCTCAAAAATATGAGTGGTCTATTAAGAGTTGGGCTAAGTGGTGTGACAGGAATAGTGTAGAATTATTTGTACACGAAGAACCGACGACAGATTTAAATATTATGCAACCACAATGGTATAAAATATTTGTATTTGAACTTTTAAAAAATAGTGGTTTAGAACCAAACCAAATTTTATATGTGGATTCTGATACAATTGTACATCCCGATGCTCCCAACTTTTTTAATATGATAGAAGCTAAAAAGTTTTGTGCTGTTCCCTGTTATGGTAGTATGGATTGGGTTATGAGGAGTATAGAAGTATATTCTAAAGTAGTGTTTGATGGATTCGATTTCGGTGATTATTGGACTTACTTTAATACGGGTTTTATGATGTTTCAACAGGAACATAAGGATTTGTTTGATAGTATGATAGAGTGGTACGACCATAATCAACAATCTCTAAATATGATTCAACAAAATTATTCTGTTGGAAAGGATCAACCAGTTATTAATTTCTTTATAAAAGTTTTGGAAGTACCTATAAATTTATTACCTTATGAATATAATATGCAAGATATGATGAGATTTGAAGTTATAGGTGATGACTTTTTATTTACAAGATATGGTTGGGTATATCATTTTAATTGTGGAGTTAAACCATCACCAGGTTATTGGTTAGAAAAAACATATAAATATTTTTACGGATGATAGTATCTCATAAACACAAATTCATTTTTATGAAAACCAGAAAGACTGGTGGTACAAGTATACAGTCTGCTTTAGCCCCTATTTGTGGAGAAGATGATATTATTACACCAGACGTGGATGATATGGCGTCAGGAAAAAATGTAGATAAATTTTTTACAGACCACCCACACCCACTTTTAATAGATGTAAAAAATTATTTGTCAGGAGTAGACCCGCGAAATTCGGATAGGAAGGATGTTTGGAGTAAATATTTTAAATTTAGTATAGTTAGAAATCCCTGGGAAATAGTTGTTTCAAGATATAACTGGAATAAAAGAAATGAAGAAGGAAGTATTGAAGATTTTAGAGAATGGTTGAAAACATATTGTAGTGAAGAGGCTGTGTGGGGCCCAGCTCATTATTGTGTAAATGATATACAAGTTGGTTATACTCACATAGGTGTTTTACATAGAATTAGAAGTACGTATGGGGAAATTGGTTTAGATTATATTGCACGGTTTGAAAATATAAAAGAAGATTTTAAATATATCTGTGATAAAATTGGAATAGATAGGATAGAATTACCACACAAAAAGAAAGGTTTTAAACCAACTTGGCATAAACACTACACAGAATATTATGATGACAAATCAGTAGAGTTAGTTAATGAATATTTTTCTGCTGATTTGGATATTTTTAATTATAAATTTAATCCAGAACTTAAAGTACAAAGAATAAAAGAAATAATAAATAAAAAAACGTTTCAAACTAATTTTAGTTTAGGTGGTGATTTTTCTTTGGGTACTAAGATAGATAAGGACGGTGATAATATAAATGGACCTTCGTTAATAAAAGTACCGAGTTGGGTAAAAAATCCAATCGCAAAATATTATTTGTATTTCGGACATCATCAAGGTATTTATATAAGAATGGCTTATTCTGATAATATAGAAGGGCCTTGGACTTTATATAGTAAAGGTACATTACAATTAAGTGATACGAGCTGTGGAAATCATATAGCAAGTCCTGATGTACATATTGATGAAGAAAATAAACGTATAGTTATGTATTATCATGGAGATACTAAAGACGGCCAGAAAACATTTGTTAGTTTTTCAGACGATGGATTAAATTTTAATAGTATTGATAAACCAAAAGGTAAGTTTTATTTTAGAGTTTTTAGGTATAACAATAAATTTTATTCAATAGCTAAAAATGATAATGAAAATGCTGTTGTATATAAATCTGATACGTGGGATGGAGAGTTTGAACCTATTTTTAATTTAATTAATAAGATTAGACATTCAGCTGTATATGTAAAAAATGATGTATTGTATTTATTTTATACTTTAGTGGATGAAGTACGAGAGAAAATATATTTAACGAAAATTAAATTACAGGACGACCATAGTAAATGGGAACCAATATCAGTACAGATGATTATGAAACCAGAGAGAGATTACGAGGGAAATAATTTAACAAAAGTTCCATCTAATTTTGGTTCGGTGTATGAAAAAGTAAATCAATTAAGAGACCCTTGTGTATATGAAGAAGATGATAAATTGTATCTTTTATATTCTACAGCAGGGGAGAGCGGAATAGGATTATCAAGATTATGGTAAAAATAAAATATAGATACATAGTTGGTACTCATATTATGTTTTATGAGATAGAGATGGCTAAAGAACATATACAGAGTATAGTAAATGCTGTTAATGAAGTGGAAAATAAGGAAAATATAACAGTAGATTTATTTTTTAATTTATCGGAATACTTTGAAAGGGTTAACACCAATCAAATTACACATCCTCAATTAAAAGATAAATTTAATGAGTTGGTTAAAATGGTAGAAGAAACAGGAGCTGCTGTTAATCCGACTATTTATGATGACTTTGACCCTATTTCTATGGTTGACTATAGACGGGATTTAAATTATAATGGTTGTAAGAATCATGATTATGTTATTTGGGGCGAAACAGATTGTCTTTTACCTAAAGAGATGTTTACTACATTAGAAAGTATTAAAGAGTACGCCAATTCTCAAGATATTCACAGATATGTCACTACGTTTGCTGTTAGGAAGATGTGGGATGACAGTTGGAAACCTTTGGAACACGTAGATTTTGAGGATGCCCGTTTTTATGAGTTATCTGAACCAGAAGCTTTTACAGAACAGTCGAGTATAAGATATACTATGAGTATAGATGAAATGAATGAGATAAATAGTAGGGCAAAAGATATAGATGTGAGAATAACTCAACAACCTCAGTTTGATGGTTCGGGATTGGTGTTGTCGTGTGATTTAATAAAGAATGGAGTAAATGTACCTCATTGTATTTTTGGTCATCTTGTAGATGATACGAGTATAATGTCCAGTTGTAAACAAATTATGGGAGAAGCTTATATTCAGTTTATCGTGAAGAATATATTAAAGGTACACAATAGAAATAATCCTAAAAAGAGAATGTATGCATTAGAAATGTTGTCTGATGATAAGAGTGAACAAAAAAAGAAGGGAGAATGGTTCTTCAAGATAAAGGAATTAGTACACGCAAATTTAGGTACATTTGGAAAGAGTCAAGCTAGGTTTAATACTTATAAGGATTTTGAAAAAATGATAGGACGAGAAAGATGAAAAGAGCCTTAGTTACAGGTATCAATGGTATGGATGGAAGTCATTTAGCTGACTTTCTATTAAAAAATAATTATGAAGTGTTTGGTATGGAACGTAGGTCTTCTGTTAAAAATAGAACAAATACTAAACACTTGGAAGGTGATATAGAATTTTTAACAGGGGATTTGACAGACCAAAATTCTTTATTTCGGACTTTAAGACAAGTAGACCCACATGAAGTATATAATCTTGGTTCACAGTCTTTTGTAGGAGAGAGTTGGAATACACCCGAACAGACGGGCAACGTTACAGGTTTGGGTGTATTGAGGGTGTTAGAAGCTCTCAGAGAATATGATAAACCTATTAAGTTTTATCAAGCATCATCTTCTGAGATGTTTGGTAGAATGGTAGAAAATCCAGCTAATGAAAATACACCATTTTATCCACGTTCACCATATGGAGTATCTAAATTATATGGTCATTGGATTACAAAAAATTATAGAGAATCTTACGGTATGTTCAACGTGAGTGGTGTTTTATTTAATCATGAATCAGAGAGAAGAGGTATAGAATTTGTAACAAGAAAAATTAGTGATGGTGTAGCAAGAATACACTTAGGATTAGAAGAACATATTACATTGGGAAACTTAGATGCTAAAAGAGATTGGGGTTATGCTCCTGATTATGTGGAATCTATGTGGTTAATGCTACAGCAAAAAGAACCAAATGATTATGTCATTGCTACAGGTGAAACCCACAGTATTAGAGATTTTTTAGATAGAGCGTTTCAACATATTGGTATAATTGATTGGAAAGAGTATGTAAAACAAGATGATAGATATATGAGACCAGCAGAAGTGGATGTTTTACGTGGAGATAGTACTAAAGCAAGAAAGGAAATCGGTTGGAGTCCAAGAACTACATTTGATGGTTTAGTTAGTAAAATGGTTGAATGTGATATGAATTTAGTTTCAAAGGAGATAGTATAATGGGACAAATACAAACAGAGTTTATTCATACATTAGTTTATGATGTACCTGAAATTTTTATTGAAACAGGTACAGCTTTGGGTGGAACACCCCAGAGAATGATTCAAGATGGTACGTTTTCAAAATGGAAGAAAGTATATACAATAGAATTGTCCGCCGATTCTTGTAAGGTCGCTTCTAAAAGATATAAATTATTTGAAGAACATGGAGTGAGTGGTGATTTTGACCCCGATACAGGTGAAGCTGATGAAACTTTTAAGGATAGAGGTGAATATTTTGATGGTAAATTAGTTCTTGTAAACGGTGAATCAGAGATAGTGTTAAGAGATATTCTTATGAATGAGATAGATGATCCTTGTGTATTTTGGTTAGACGCTCATGCTGGTGGTAGAGCTGGATATGCTAAGGGTAGGGTGGATGTACCATTAATGGGTGAACTTGAAGTTATTAAAGAACACGCTCATACAAAGAATATAGAAAATCACGTGGTGTGTATTGACGATGTACATATGTTGGGTCAGAAACAATATGATAAAGAAAAAAACCTTGTCTGTGATTGGTCTGATTTGGCACCAGAGGAAGTAGCAAGAGCATTATCAGGTATAAATAAACAGT